GATACACCTCCAAGCTTTTTTAAAAGAAAAACTCTCATGATTGATAAGGAGTGCAGTAAGCAGTCCACAAATGAAATTAAGAGCAAATACTGCAATAAGACTTTTGATCTCCCCAGAGATAGGATTGAGATAAGCAGCTATACCGGTAATCAATCCAATAAGTAAGTTTTTGAAATAATCCATAACCATATATCTAAAATATTAATACTTTATTTAAAGACTTCGCTACAATCATCGATAGCTGTCTGAAACACTTGTTTCACTTCGCCAGAGGTTAGCCCATGATCCTCATGCAGCGAGAAGCCGGTTACTCCATTTCGTGATGCATTGAAGAATCCGACTACCGTTTCATCCTTGACAATCTCGGCAGTAATATCTTTCACCGCTTCGGTACCACGGGTTGACATTCTGTATTTAACCCTGATAGCATCCGTAACCTTAGTTGAAGCGGTGCTGTTAGTTGCTGTAATGTTCATTCTTTGTTTCCTCCTTCTATTAAATCATAAATTTGTCCGTATGTACCTGCAGTGAGATATTCTCCACAAATCTCTTTTAAAAGAGCAGCATCTTCTGTCTCAATATTAAGTACTCCACGGTTGCTAATAATCTGTTGTAGCATTTTGTATGCTCGTAACTTCTTGGAAGTTTCCATATTCTTCTGTGGATTAGAACCAGCTGCAAATAATGCCTCTGCAACCAAATCACGGACAGATTTCTTACTTTCTTTCCCATTCACTAATTCAATAAACTCCCGACCTCTAAAGTCAAGCAAGTTTCTGTTTAAATTTACTTTCATTGCAACTTTATGTATTTTTTAATTCTACAATAATCCCCTTCACGATATGTGCTCTATATCTAAAAGTATTGCTGTCTTTTAAACCATATACCCATATATCTGATACTACGTCCATAGTATTTCCAT